GGAGATAAAAGCGTATGGAGGTTTGCTTTTTCTGTTGAAAAAGTAAAAGCCACTGATTATACAGGAGTCCGAAATAGATAACCAATAAACCAACAATAAAATGCAACTACTTAGAGCCCTCGAAGTCCTTACTGAATACGAAAAATTCCGACTAAGGATAGTAGAAACACCGACCATCAACTCCTTCGAGTTGTTAGATGCCATAAATGCGGTCTTAGAGCAACTTAGAGGCACTCAATCGCAACTGGCGGAAGATACCCTCGAACAAATGGAAGAAGGTCTTAAATCGCTTAAAAACCCTATTACACACGAAATGTACTTAGGGTACGAATTAGCCTACAACTTGTATAAGAAAAACTACAAGGGATATTTACCTACGGAAGTAACAACTGAACAACCTTAACCCCAAAAACTATGTCAAATTTTTTCGAGGAAAAAACAATCCTCACCCTTAAAATCGGAAACCGCACCTGCTCAATGGAGCTTGAAGGAAGCGACCACAAGGCATCGGAACTTATCGAGTCTTTTACAAGCCTAATGGTGGGGCAGACTTTTGTTGAAAAGTCCTGCTACAAGGCTATGAGGGAAATTTCAGACGACCACTTAAACGAAACAGAATGAAAGAATACAGAAAATGGCTCAAAGGGATTCGAACTCTCGACTTGCAGTTCGAAAGAGACTCAATGGAATGGGTGGCATCCTTCGGCTCAACGGATGAGGTGAAGAGAACAGCCAAGGAGAAAGTTCAGTGCGTCTTGCAGGAGATTCAACGCAGAGAAGGATTTGTAGGAATATCTTAACCAAAAAAACCAAATGGAAGAAACCATACCAAGTTGGGTCATCAAGGCTATGACCCCACTCGACCACAAAAGAGACTGCATGGCGTTTTGTAGAGACTTCTACATAGCCATAAGACTGCTCCCAAACGATTTAAGGCTCGAAGCCTATGACGCGATTATGGACTACTCATTCCAAGAAAGAATGCCACAAGAAGGCTCAATAGGCAGACTGGCAGTTGGAATGGTTGAAGGCAAAATCGATTTAGACAGTTTTGAACATAATTCGGACAAGTTCGAACATAATTCGGACTATATATCTAATATAGATAATATATATAAAGATATTCTCTATAAAGAAAAAAGAAAATATAAAAAGAAAAAAGAAAGGAAGATTGATTCGGACAAACTTCAAAAGTTTGAACGCTTTTGGAACGCCTACGGAAGGAAGGAGGGAAGATCTGCATCCGAAAAACTTTGGGCAGATTTATCCGATGAGCAGATAGATAAAATCCTTTCCACCGTTGAAGCCTACGTTCGTTGGAAGTCCGATGTAAAATTCCGTAAGATGCCTGCAACCTACCTGAGGCAGAAGGCTTGGGAGGATGCCATCCCCGAGGAGTTCTGTCAAGTACCAGAGCCTGTAACCTATCAAATGCCGAGGAATGCAGTATATTGACCAGGTACAAGGGCTTGTCCTCGGAATCCTAATGAACAAGGATATGAGGGGAGAGGCCGGGATAGTGAACATGCGCGATGAGCTGTTCACCGGAGAGTATGCTCAATGCTTCCGGGCGATTAAGACACTCTACCACGAGCAGAGACCGATAGACCCTATCTCTGTAAGCAAGAAGATGAAAGAGCTTGGACTCACCCCTGACCTTGCTACTTACGCTGTATGGCTCGGTGAATCACCTATGTCGGTGATGCATTGGAAAACCTACAAAGCAGATTTGTTCGAAGCCTACAAAATGAGAAGGCTCGAAGAAATTAAGAGCGACTTAGCCAAGAACTTCGATATCCAAAAGGCTTTCGATGACTTTACCGAACTCAATGGCGAGAAGGAAGTATCCGCTTCAATGGATGCCTACTCCGCAGCTATGGAGCTCGCCCAAAAGCTGATTCGCATCAAGGATGGCAAGGAGAAGACTGTTCTTAGCCCTACCTACCTCAGACCACTCGATAAGATTATTAGCGGATTTACAACCCCAGACCTTATTCTGCTTGGTGGCAGACCTGCACACGGCAAGACAACCCTCGGCCTTCAGTTAGCCTTCAATATGGCTTTCAATGGACATTCTATTGGCTTCGTTACCCTCGAAATGAGCAGGCAACAACTTGTATCAAGGCTCGTATCGAACATATCAAGCATCAACGGACAGAAGTTCAATAACGTGGATAAGGATATGAGCGTAGAAGAAGTCAATACCATCGGCAAGCATATCGACAGGATTAAGAAACTCAAACTCTACATCTCCGATTTGCCACAGGCTACCACCCAATCCATAGAGGCAGAAGTAGTGCGCCTAAAACGCCAACACCAAATCGAAGGCATATTCGTGGACTACCTTCAACTCGTGAGCCCAATAAAGGAAGATGCCGCCAGACAAAAGGTCGAACAGGTAACAAACATTTCGAAGCAATTTAAGGCACTAAGTAAAAGGCAAAACATTTGGGTATGTGTTATATCCTCTTTGAGCAGAGATAGCGAGAAAAGGGTAGATAAACGCCCCTACACGAGTGATTTGAGGGAGAGTGGTCAGCTTGAGTATGATGCAGACAAAATTATCTTCGTTCACAGGCCTTCGGCTTACTTAGCGGAGGATGACCCAGAGTTTCAGAAGCTTGATAATCTGATGGAGATAATAGTTAGAAAGAACAGGGCTGGCGAAACGGGAACGGCAATAGCCAACACCGACCTAAGGTACACCAGGATAACAGAATTTCAGTCAACCGATTTAAGTCCATTCTAATGATAACAAACACTTCGAGGGCTAAGGTTCAGCTTATTTTAGACCACATAGCCAAATACTTTATGTTAGATGTTGAAGATCTTGTTGGCACTGCAAGGTCTAAGCCACTTGTTACAGGAAGGAGGATGGCCATGAACATCATCAGGGCAAAGACAGTCTGTACCTTGGAGGAGATAGGATCTTTCTTTTCGGGCAGGGATCACTCAACGGTTATCTTCAATCTGAACACCCATGATGACCTAATGACTTACAACAAGGACTATCGCATGGTTTATGAGCAGATTTCAATAGCCTTTACTGGCGAAATGTGGGACTGCGAATCCTATCCTCTGGGCTATACCCTCACCAATGGCGTAGATTATTACGGATTCTACAAGATTAAGAAGCATGCATCAAAAATTGCATCAGAGTTAAACTTAACGATAATCAGCATTAAAGACATTAGAAAAGCAAAATGACACCGATAAACGAATTTTTGTTGGTATGGCTCAAGAATATGCCTGAGCTACTGTTAAAGTCGGACTTGCTCAAGTACTTCGGGCAGTTGGGCAAGTTACAGAAGAAGCAGATCATCAAAGCCTATGACAAGGGAAGGGAAAACTACATCGACCCAAAGAAATGTAATATGACCGGCAAGGATTATTACGATATTTACTATGGCGTTCGTAGCAGGACCATCACCAGAAGAACTCTTCAAAACTTTTATAACGTTCGTAAACAACCCAAAAAAAACAATGAGTCAAACTAAAAAACCATCTGTGTATGCCAAGGGCATATACTTCCACATGAAAGAGTCCAATGGACTTGAGGTAATCGAAGTCAGCTTCAACGCTGATGCCTTTATTGAGTTCCTAAAAGAACACCGAGATGTTAAGGGCTATGTTAAAATCAATGCTTGGCCGAAGGCTGTTGCCGATAAGTTTGGCAGCCATAACCTCGTTCTGAACTCTTGGAGGCCTACCAACTACGGAAATAACGCGCCAAGAACTTATGAAAGGCCTGAAAAAGATCCCGACCTCCCGTTCTAAATTCGGGAACAAGAAAATCCTCGAAGCCGATGGTACGAGGTCGGACAGCAAACTTGAGTCTTATTTGAAGAGGAGGCTCGATATGCTTAACATCTCGTATCATCAGCAGGTGAGCCATGTACTTATGCCCTCCTTCCGCTACAAGGGAGATTTGATTAGGCAGATAGCCTACAAACTTGACTTTGTAGTGGATGGGCGGTACGCGGTGGAAACGAAGGGATTTTTTACTGCCGATGGGAAGATTAAGTGGAAGCTTTTTCTTCACCAGTACGGAGATAGATTTGAGGGATGCCTTATCCTTCGAAACCAAAAGCAGTGTGATGAGTTTGTTTCTCGATATTTGCTCAAATAAAACCAACCGATATGCCTGAGTTCAGAGGGTGGCAGATAACCCGTTCAACTGCCAAAGGGAAGAAGTACACAGCTACCAAAGGGGATAAGACCGTTCACTTTGGAGCACAAGGGTACACGATAGCCCCAGGAACACCAAAGGGCGATAACTACTGCGCTCGTAGTGCAGGTATTAAGAGCGAAACACATTCCCCCAATTGGTTTGCTCGTGCCCTATGGTCTTGTCGTGGCGATAAGAGCGCGGATAAGAAGCCCTTTTACGGAGAGATAAGTTTGCCCTAATATGCTCAAAGAAACTAAGACCTTAATGGTCTATCAACTCAGAAACAACCTCGGACAAATCGAGGGACTGCCCAAGAACCCAAGGCACATCAAAGACGAGAAGTTCGATAAGCTCAAAAAGAGCATAGAGGACAACCCTGAAATGCTTAAAATCAAGGAACTCGTTGTATTCCCATTCAAAGAGAAAGGCGATAACCCCTCTCAGCAGATGTATATCGTAATAGGCGGAAATATGCGCTTATACGCACTCAAAGACTTGGGGATAGCAAGTGTACCTTGTAAGATTTTGGATGCCTCTACGAGCGTAGAAACGCTTAAAAAGATAGTCCTTCTCGATAACGCCTCCTTCGGCTCATACGACTATGACCTATTAGCAAACGATTGGGAGCAAGAGATGCTCGAGGCTATGGGATTAGACTTATGGAACACCTTGGAGAAGTTTGAGGACTTGAACTACAACTCCCAAGAGGATGAGCCAAACGAGAACGACAAGCCCAACAAGAAGATAATCTTAAAAGTAACCTCGGCTCAACATGCGGAAATAACCGACTTCCTTCTCAATCAAGGGGATGGGGAGAGTTTAGAAGTGGGGATGCTATCAGTAATGGAAATCATTAAAAACCAATAATATGACCGAGAGAGTTGAAATTGTAAACGGCGACAGCCTGTTGGTCTTGCAACTGCTGGATGACAACAGCGTGGACGCGATTGTTACCGACCCGCCTTACGGCTTGGCGTTTATGGGCAAGAAGTGGGACTACGATGTACCGAGTGAGGAGTTGTGGCGGCAGTGCTTCCGCGTGTTGAAGGCTGGCGGTCACCTGCTTTGCTTCGCAGGTACACGGACGCAACACAGGATGGCGGTGCGGATTGAGGACGCGGGGTTTGAGATTAGGGATATGATTGCTTATGTGTACGGTTCGGGCTTCCCGAAGTCGCTGGATGTGAGCAAGGCGATTGATAAGGCGGCGGGTGCGGAGCGGGAGGTGGTTGGACAAGTAAAAAAACTACAAAGTTTTGGGTACGAAGGAAATAATTGTTTTGGTGGCGACATAGAGCGTGGCGGGGTTATGCAAATCACCACTCCCGCCACCCCCGAAGCGAAGCAATGGCAAGGCTGGGGAACTGCACTCAAACCCGCACTTGAGCCGATAACGGTGGCGCGGAAGCCGCTGATTGGCACGGTAGCGGAGAACGTCCTGAGGCACGGCACGGGTGCGATTAACGTGGATGGGTGTAGGGTTGGAACGGAGACATGGACGAGAAAAGGCGGCAACGGAAGCACGCCCTACGGAAGCGAGACAACGTGGAACACAAGCAAGACACCCGACATTGACCGCACCGCAACTGGCCGCTGGCCTGCCAACTTCATCCACGATGGGAGCGAGGAGGTGGTGGGGTTGTTTCCTGACACAAAGAGTGGGTTTATGCGCGGCGGTGAGAAGGCGAGCAAAGGATTGGGTATGTTTGGAGGCGGTCAATCAAACGCAGATACTTACGGCGATTCAGGCTCAGCCGCGCGCTTCTTCTACTGCGCCAAGGCAAGCAAACGCGACAGGGATGAGGGGCTTGACTGTATTGAGATAATTACTATATTTGCAGTATGGGAAAAAGAGGAAAAAATAGCACGGCTGTTGGTCAATATGGACACATTACAGCCAAAGGTTACCGTAGAATATACTGCAAAGAACAAAAACGGCTTAGAATGGAGCACGTTGTTGTTTGGGAAAATATTTACGGAGCAGTTCCACTCGGAATGCAAATCCATCACATCAACGGCATCAAACTTGATAACCGAATCGAAAACCTTGAATGTATTAGCCCACTACATCACAAAAGGCTACATAGCGGGTGTGAACTTAGAGCAAACGGATGGTGGAAGCCATGCCGAAAATGCGGCCAAATCAAGCACGCTGATACTTACTACAAACGAAAAAACAGCATTAGCCCTTGGTGTCGAGAATGCTGTATTGCCAACGCAACTGAAAATAAACGCAAGCGCAGGGCAAAACATACATAGTACCGTCAAGCCCACCGACCTGATGCGCTACTTGTGCAGGCTTGTAACGCCACCCGATGGAACGGTGCTCGACCCGTTTATGGGGTCGGGGTCAACAGGAAAGGCGGCGGTGCTGGAAGGCTTCCGCTTCATCGGCATTGAACGGGAAGAAGAATACTGCGAGATAGCAAAGGCACGGATTAAATTTGCACAAAAAGAGCACTCAAAAGAATTATTTCCAAACCAATAATATGAACTTCGAACAACTAAAAGAAAATGTAGTTCAATGGGCAGACGATAAAGGACTGCTCGACTACGAAAACGCCCCCAAGCAAATGCTTAAAGTGGTGGAAGAACTT